CTTGCGCTCGCGCTCCTCGCGGCCAGCGTCCAAGCCTTTGTTAGGGTCGCCCTGCACCGGCCGGCGGTAGCAATTGTCGATATCTGTCGGCACCGGCGGTACGTGGTTCGACCCTGCGAGTCTTGCGGTCTGCCCTAGGGTCGGCACGTCGCTATTTGATGTCGTACACGCGGCGAGCAGCATCAGGATCGAGACAAGGACGGGAATTCGCAGGTGTCGCATCAACTTTACTCCTGAGCTTCAAAAGTTCTTTTTCAGCTTCCGACGCGCGCGCCGCATCGCGCGCCTGAGCCGCTTCACCGTCCTTGATCTGCTTTTCTTTGGCGGCGATATCGGCCTTGAGATTCTTCAATTCCTCGCGCAGGTCTTCGGCGTCGCACAGCTTGCGCTCGTAGTTCCGGCCGGTCGAGAATGCGGTGGCGATCATCAATACGATGACACAGGCGATCGCCATCATTTGTCCGGCCGGCGTCTTGAAGAACTCCACGAAGGCGCGAAGAAGCTCGATGAGCGCGCGGCCCATGAAGAAATAGGCGACCGCAAACGCGATCGCGGCCAGTGCGGCCACGATGTACCAGTGCGACACGAGCCATCCGATGAAGGTGAGAATTCCCGCCATCACAGCACCCGGCCTTCCTGATAGGCGGCCTCGGTCTCTTTCACCGCCGATCGGCTGTTGAGGTAGACGATCAGGCAAACGCCGATCGCGATGCCGAACCATGCATAGGCCGGCACGGCCTCGAAGATGTCGCGCACCGGCTCCATCTTCTCCCAGACGTCTTCGAACCAGTCGCTGATGGCCGCCGCGATGCCGCCCACGGCGCTGGTGATCGTGCCCCAGAAGCCGAGCGCGCGCATTCTGAGCGTCGGTTTCACCGCCGGCGCCTTGTCCTTGATGTCGGTGACGGTTGCCTCAGCTCGAGCTTTCGGCACCTCTTTCGGCTTCGCCTTGGCGATCGCGGCCAACAGCTCGTCGTCGATGGTGTCGCGAAGCGGCAATCCGTTGCGCCGGCGGAACGCCAGAATGGCGTCCTTTGTCATGTCGCCGGCGTCGCCGTCCGGCACCCCGACGCCAAAGTATCCGAGCGCGCGCAGATTGGCTTGGACCTTCTCGACCGTTTCCTTGTCGTCGATCGCCTGCTGGGTGACGACCTCGGCGGCCTCAACTCTCGGCCGCGGCTTTGCCGGGGATGGCGCGGTCTCCTCGCCGCCCATCGCCTCTTTGATCGCGGCCAGGAACGCCTTGTGATAGCCGGCAATGAGGGCCGCCTTGTCCCTGCCGTTGACGATCGCGCGCGCGCCGGTCGGATTGTTCTTGCCGCGCCCGAAATAGTCCGAGAGCTTCTTGCTGGTGAACAGCCCCTCGAACATGCCGACCACGGCAATGCGGGCGCTGATCGCAAGGTCCATCGCGCGCGACGGATCTGTCACAAGGTCGATGCCGAGACGCTTGCCCAGCTTGATGTAGTTCGGCTCATGCGTGAGCTGGATGAGGCCGCGGCCGAACCAGCCATCGCGCCAATACGGCGCCTTTACCTGACCGAGCTTACCGGCCTTCCATGCTCGATCGAGATTGGCGATGGCCTGCGCATCGCTTTTGGCGAAGGTCTCGCGGACCGGCTGCATGGTGTGGCCGGTCTCGTGATAGGGCTGGGCCAGCGAGTTGGCGAGCTTGTTCGGGTCGTCGTCGCCCAGCTCCTCCCATGCGTCGAGGAGCGCCTGAATGCCGGCCCATTGCGAGGCCGTCAGCTTGGGCCTGAACAGCGCAGAATCCGCTAGCGCGCGCTTCAGCGCGGCGCGATCGAGACGCAACATGGATGCTCCTGATGGGTAGGGCGTTCGGGCTAATTCCGCACGAACGTCGGTGTGATTTGACCTGACAAGCCGATTGACCTTGCCGGCCGCTGCGCATTACGTTTCGCGCTGCGGTTGCATAGGGGGGCTAGGGTGCGTTTTTGGCTAACCGTGGCGGCGTCGCTGTTGGGCGGATGCGCTGGCGGCGATATCCACGATCGTGCGCTCGATCGTAGCGGTGACGTGCGCATCGAGAAATCGCAAACGACCGGCGCTGACTATATCGTCTCGGTCAAGAACACTGTCGATTTCGGGCACGACCCTGACGACAAGGCCACACGAGAAGGCATTGCCACCAGGATGCTTCGCGACCAATGCCCGAAAGGCCGCATAGTTGGCGAGGACGTGATCGACACAGGAGCTTTCCTCATCGGCCGACGGGCCCGCACCTACGCGATCAAAGTGAAGTGCTGACAGTACCCTCGACTTCTTTCGCCGTTTTGGCTTCGACTTCAATTTTGTCGTTGTGAAGATCGTCGCCCGCCGCCTCAAGCAGTTCCAGCAGCTCTGCTCCGGTGACAACTTTTCCGCTCTTGGTCTTCCAAGATTTCCCGATGATCTCCGCCGCCCGATGACGCAGGATCACCCCGGTGTTCTGGCATTCGTCGCCGGTCTGGTTACCAGACGGATCACACGGCACATAGCCCCGATAGAACTCGATGCGATGCTCGGCCGGCGGGACCGAGGCATCGCAAAACACCTCGATCCGAAAATTGTGCCAGCGCTTCCCGTCGGCCATCACGCGGCCTTTGCGACGGGAGCCGCTGCCAGCTCTTCTGCGTCCTCGACGGGCTCGACGTCGAACTTGATCAGTCCGTAGTCATCGAGCATCGAAATGAACCGCGACGGATAAGACGAGTTCACCTCGAAATTGAATTCCGAGAGCTTGTAGGGACGCAGCTTCACGTCGATCGGCTGATCGGCTAGCGCATTTACTTCCGCCAGCCAGGCCTCATGCGCCGGGTGATCGGCGGCCGGAATATCGGGCTTGCCGGTGAGCCTCACCGAGATATCAGCGCGCGCGACCTCGAAAACTTCGAACGCCGTCTTCAGGTTCTTCCGGTTCGTGACATCGCAGATTTTCATGTTCAGCGGGAACACGAAGCGATCCGCAGCGTGCAGCTCTGCCTTGCCGCCGGGCACGACCATGGGCCGCATGCCGTCGAGCGTCATCGGCAGAATCGTCTGCAGAAGCGCGTTCACCTTGTTGATTGTCAGTTTCATATGGGGGTCCTTGAGTTGTTGTGGATCTCTGGGAAATTAGAACAGGTAAGTAATTTCCATGCGTAACTCGCCGCCGAGCCAGGCAGTGATGGAGGTGATCGAAGCCGCCAAGCCAGACCCATATGCGGGCTGATCCTCGCATGCAGACAGCGCAAAGGCCGGGCTGCCGCTCGCTGGCGTAATCACCATCCAGTAGGTTACGCCGTTCGAGATCGAGGGCGGCGAGGCAAACACAAACGTATAGTTCGCCCCATCGGTGTTGACCGTTTGCGCGCCGCTACTGGACCCGATCTGTGTTCCGGGTGAGCCGGAATTGTTGGTGTATAGCCTCGCTTGCCAATAACCCGCTGAGAAAACAGCTACGGCCTTGACTTTGACCTGCGCCACGAAGCCGGACGCTGGAGATGTCCACCTCAGACCGCCGTGCGGGTTATCCGTATTTACCTGGTAAGAACCAAGCTCTGAGACACCAAAGGTGCCTGTCGTGCCGACCTGCAAATCAGCGCTGACAATGGATGCAAATCCGCCAAGGTGAATGAGAGAAAACATCCCCTGCTTAGGTTTCGGCACGACAAAGCGCGGATCACCCGGACGAATGATTTCTGCCGGTCGCGGCAGAATGATCGCCGGCCTAGGAAATTGCGGAGGTGGGCCAAGATCAAACATCGAGCTCACCCGCCGCGACAAAGAGGGCGTCCAGGTCGAGACCCAATGAAGCGCCAAGCGCAACAATCTTTGAATGGGCGCGACGAAACCGCGTCTCGTACTCCCACATGATTTGTGTTTGACGATCAGCGGAAGCTATCGCGATCTCTACCGTATCCAAAAGGTTCGCTGCCAAGAGCGCGCGGCGGGCGGCGCTGGCAGATACGACTGACGGAATCGGCGGCGGCAATGTCGCCGGATCGATGGTGCGGATTACGTAGCTGTCGCCCTCGACCCCTTCGAACGGCGAGCCGTATTCGCTCACCACGGGATGCCAGGTGACCCCCTTGTGCGGGATATCGGCAGGCCGGTCTTCGCGCACCTCGAACCGCGCGAACGTCGCGTCCCGCAACTCTGCAAATTGCATCATGTCAGGCATCGGTGGCCGCGTTGATTGAGTAATAGATGTGGACGGCGAGCGCGATGAAGTCGGCCGTATTGTTGTCTGACGCATCGGCCGGGTCGCGCCAAAGCTCGAACAGAACCAGGTCGCCCTCGGCGGGCGTGCCGTCGATCGTAAGGGCGCTGCTCTCGGCGGAGATCAGCAAATCGTCATTTGCCGTCCACGACATATTGGCGGCTTGGGCACCGGTTGAAAGATCGGTCGTCGTCCAGATCGCATCGTCGTGACTGAAAGCCTTGGCAGCCAGTTTCCAGACCGCAACGTTGCCGGAAGAGCCGCCGGTATCGACAACTCCGTAGACCTTGAAGGATATCGTTCCTTCGTCCCACCCCTTCGGCATAGGGATGATAAAGCGCACGCGGGTCGCGCTCGTGCCGTTGAATGAAAAGCCCGGCACATCCTGGTAAGTAACAGCGGTCGCGCCACCCGATGCCTTCGCCTTCCAGGCACCCGCCGGCATGGCGATGGTGTGCTTGCCCGACATCAAGAGCTGCTTGCCCTCGATAGAGAGGACACCGCTCGCGGCGGTCAGCGTATTCTGAGTGGCGTGGCCGAGTTCAACGGAGCCGCAGGTGAATGCGTTCGATATGCCGAGAGAGACCGCATACGCGAACGTCGCAGCGCCGGCTGTATTAAACGTAAATACGGAAACACCAAGAACGGCGCTATAGAGGCCGAAATCCTTCGTTCCGTTGCCAGCCGTGTCCTGATTCCACGACCAGTTGTCGAGTGCCACAGCCGCACGCCTTGAGGTGGCGTGAGTGGATGGGTTAACAGTGATCGCGGTCGGAAATTGAGCGGAGCTGCCGCCGAGAGTGGCGGAAAGGACCCCCGACATATTGTTGGAGTCATCAACCGTGATGCCGCTCGCTTGGACGCCCCTTCCCGTTCCGTCCGAGCGAAGAAGTCGGTTATCGGTCCCGAAATTCGATGCCGCAACGACGGCGCCATCAATGTTGACCTGGATAATTCCCCAGCTCGACCCGACAGTGGCGTGATCGCCCGCGCTGGTGCCGTCAGAAAGGCAAAGCAGATAGTCGCCGGCTTCGACATTCGGCCCGCTGGCACCACCGATCTTGCCGGCCACGCTGACGCGATAGGCATGGCCAGCGCTCGCTGCCGGATAGTTCGGATTCGACGAGCAGTCGACGACGCCTTTCAGCACCATCGCGTCGTTGGCGGCCAGCAGGCCATCGACATAGGCTTTGATCGCCTTTTGCGAGGCTATCTTCGAATCGCTGTTCGCGGCGAGCGAGGTGTCCGTGTCGATATACGAGAGCGGAATCTTCGTATCCGAATAGGCCTTGGCGGCCTTCTGCGTTGCGACCTTGGTGTCGCTGTTGGCGGTCAGCGCCGTATCGGTATCGAGATAGGAAAGCGGGATCTGCGCGTCGTTCGTGACGTTGCCAAGACCTATCTGGGTTTTGGTGACGCTGTGTGGATTGCCGGTGTCGCTGAAATGCGCGTGCGTGTGATCTCCGGCCGCGACCTGTCCGCTTCCAGTCCCGACATTCTTGCCGGCAGCGTCGCCCATCTCGACCTTGCGCGAGTTCACGCCGCGGACGGCATGAACCAAATCACCATCCTGCGCCGCACCGCCGTCGGTGAGGCCTGAGATTTCCAAATCAGCCATTGCGGCGCCCTTACGAGAGAATGACCATGACCATGCGGCGCGCGTCCTCGGTTTCGACGTGCGCGGTCATGGTTGCGTTGCCGGTCTCAAGCGAGCCCGACGCTGTGACGATGATCTTGCTGGCAGCATCGACCGCGGCCGGGCCTGAGAGCAGGTCGCCCATCGCCTTGACGATCGCGCTGGCGGCGGCTTCGACCAGTGGAGATGCCGCGTGCAGAGCGCCAGAAGCCGCGATCTTGGCGGCGACGACACCAATCACGGCCGCGTTGGCTGCATGCAGGGTGCCGAAAGCCTGAATCCGGTCGGCGGTCTGGGTCAGCGCCCAGACGCTTCCGGCTTGCGCAAGCAGTTCGCCGTTTGCCGAGACCACGACCCTTGCCGCAGCATCGAGACCGGCTGGCTCGCTCTGCAGCCCGCCGGAAGCCCTGATCAGCGCAGCAGCGATCGCTTCGACGCTCGCCGGGCTCGCATCCAGCGCGCCGGTAGCCGAAACGAGCGCCTTGAGGGTCGCGGCCAATAGTGCCGGTTCGGCCTGAAGCGCGCCGGCGGCGCCGATCAGGACACCAACATCGGCCTCGACTGAGGCATCCGCCGCGGAGAGCGCGCCGACGGCGCAGATCTGCGGCTTTCCGACGCCCTCGACAAGCGCCGGGGCACTGTTCATCGCGCCAAAGAAGATAATTTGGTCCGAAAGGCTCGCGAACCCTTCGACGTCGCCGGATTCTGAAAGAAGAACGCCAACAGCCCTGACGACGGCATTCGCCGCGCCGGCGAGTTGCGAGCCGCCAGCCACCAGGCTGCCAGCCGCAAGCCGATAAGTTACCGTCTCATGATCCGCGCCCGACTGCTGGTCGCCGGACAGCAACAGAAGATCGCTGCCCGACTGCTGGTCGCCGGACAGCTTGATGCGGATCTGCTGGACCACATCACACCGGAGGCGTGTAGGTCAGCGATTCCAGCGTGCAGTCCTGACCGTTGGCGATATTGGTATTAGTCACCTCGATATCGCCACCCATGCCCACGGCCGTCACCGATCCTGACAGGACCGCATTGCCGCTCTTGTCTCGGGTGATGAAATTGTCGACCTCGCCGCTCGCGACGGCGACGGCGTCGATCGGCACGCCGTTGAGCGCAATCACATGCGACGACGGCACGGCAAAAGCCGTTGCAGAGGGCACAAAGCCGACGACCTTGGTCGAGCCGTCGCGCAGGTCGATGGACTTACCGCTGCCGGATCCGGCATCGTGTGCGTCTTTGACGGCGGTCGCAATGGTGTCGCGAAGGCCGGAGGCGTGGGTGACCGACATCGATATTTTCTCCCGAGTTTGATGAGGGTGTACGAAATGACGGCGGCGCTATTTGCCGGTATCGGCGACGCCCGACATGCGCGCCTGTGAAGCCTGAAGCAGAGCCTCGCGCTTTTCCGGCGATCGGCCCACCGCCGAAGCTTTATCCTGTGCGGCCATCGCCGCGATGATGCCGATGTTGAGTGGGGTTGCGGTGTATTCGAATCCGGGGCGATAGCGCGCCAGCAAGCGGTTGCGTGCGTCTCGCACTTCGCGCTCCTCGATCACGACGAAGCGATCACCAAGATTGATCGATTGCGGCACTGGTCTCTCCTGCTCAGTTGCGAAGACCGCGGATTGCGATCTTGATTCCGGAAAGGGTGACGTCGCGCGTCTCCGGTGCCTCAAGGTCGAGCCGGTCGCCGACAATGGCGCTGATGGCCCCGCCGGACTCGACCGCTCCGGCGTTCTCTCCGGCCGCGAAGGTGACGGTACCGACCACGCTGTCGTTCAGAAGGATGTTGATGACGGCATCTGCTGTTGGGGCGACCCGCGCATAGGCCTGGCTCGTGCCGAGGCCGGCCGGGAAATCGGTGGCCGCGGCGAAGACGTGGCCGTCGATGATCTCGGCCGCCTTCGGCCTGCCCCCGATCGAAAAGTTCAGGATGAAAACCTTGGCGCCGTATTCACCGCCGGACGGCATCCACATCCAGTAGGCCGTGTCGGTCTCATCGCCGGACGGCGCGTGATTCAGGTTGTCGTCCTGAAGCGAAATGTACGTCTCACCAGAATCGGAAACGAAATCGCCGATGCTGAATGTCGTGACATTGTTCCAGGCTCCCTTCGGGGTGAAGCCGAGGCCGCCGAGGTAGACCCAAACATCGTCTTCCTTGATCCACATTTTCCAGACGGAGCCGGAGACCTTGATCGCGGCTTGGCCGTTCTCGCCGAGATAGGGGTCAGGAGCGTCTTGATCCGCCGGCACGCGGTAGATCGGTGTCAGCTTGCCCAGCGTCAGCAGAATTTTTGAAATCGCGTCTGTTTGAGCTACGCCCGACGCGCGCACGAGCGAATTGCGCTCGATCTTGTACGAGGAGTCGGTAAGGGAAAGGCCGGGCCAGCCATCTTCAAGCGTGAGATGGGTATTGTCCTCGACGCTTTTGATCGTTGCCGAGACACTGCCCTTTACCAGCTTGTCGCCCGGTCTGATGTTCGGGTTGACCGGATCGACCAGCCAAAGGCAGGCCGCGCCCGTAACAGCCGTCGACCCGGAGGCGACCGAAATTGTCCCCAAACGATAGGGCTCAAGATACGACATTGCGATGCCCCTGAAGCGAAGCTGCGGATGTTAGGTTGTGCGACGGAAGGCGCACCTCGCGCCGGTCAGGCCGGATTCAACTTTCGACGAACTCTGCCATTCTCGTCGAACTCAGCCTGACTTGGATCGTAGATCGGTTCGATGGGCTCAAAAACCTCATCGCCAGGATTGTGAGCCTGCAATTCGAACTGCGACTCCGGACAGGTTCCGGAGCGGACGAACTGTCCGTTGTTGCGGATCACGTATTGCTTCACCTCTTGCTCTCCATCAGAGAAAGGGTCCGTCTTGAGACGTTGCAGTCTGCTGGTGTCGAAAAATTTATGACGATGGCAAACGTGTGCGATCCCGCGGACACCGAAAAATGCTGCTGAAGGGTTAGATTGTTGTTCAATATATAAAAGGCGCCATCCGAAGAAGTTGATCCGAACGCCGGATATGCCAGCGTCAATATGCTGGACCCATCAATCAAAATTGAAACCGAGATATTGAGGTTCGTATAAGAGAGGCCAAACATATTGGCGCTGAACGTCAGCAACACACCATTATTGGTTGTCGTTGTGATTGCTCCAGATACCAGCGTATCTCCGTTATTTACGGCGCCACCGCTGACGTTTGCGGTAACAAGAGACGTCGCGGCTTGCGAAACGATATTTTCCGTGACGATCGTGTTGGCTTTAATTCTGTCACCGTCGATCGTGGCTGCCGCGATCTTGTTCCCGGTGATCGTAGCGGCTGCGATCTTTGCCGCGGTGATTGTCTCATCTGCGATCACGCTGCCCTTGATCGCGATGGATGCGGCCCCTCCGACGGTAGCAATTTCGAAGACCGCCTTTGGAGAACCGCCCGACACGCCAGGCTTCGCGACCTGGAAATAATCGACGCTGAAGGCTGCAACCGAATACGACGCGCCTCCGTTGATCAGCCCGAATCCTATCGCGTAGCCATTGACATCCAGCGTCACCGAATACTTGGCGGCCGCGTAACCAGCCAGCGTGGTTATCGCGGTCGAGTTGGTGGCAACCGACGCAGCGAGGGTGGATACAGAACCGTCGATCGCCGAAATGCTGTCGGTGTGCGAAGCGACCGTGGTAGTGAGTGACGCCAGCGCCGCCACATTGGAAGCGAGCGCGACAGCGACTTCTTCGACCGAGGCGAACAGGCCGCCCTTGACCACACCGACGATGCGGCGGGTTTCCTGCTTCTGAATCTCTTGAAGCGCCGCCTGCTCGGAGAGCGTCGTGGCCAGACCGGCCGCAGCGGCTTCAAGGCTCGCGATTTGGGCCTGAATCTCCGGCCCTAGATAGCCCCTCAGCGGGATGTTGAGCGAAGGCATCCCCACAACATTCGGGGCCACTTCGATGGTTGGTGCCGCGACATCCACCGTGTAGTAGCCGCCGCGCGCACGGCCAATGCCCTGCACACGAAGACGCAGCGCCGCATATTCCACGACCCGGGAGAAGGTCGGCTCCTGACCCTCATAGGCCGGAGCCCAGGTGAGGCCGCCGTCGTAGGAAACGTCGGCGATATAGTATTGCGCGCCGGCGGCCGGGCGCCATGAGGCATGCAGCACAGGCTCGGCGACGCCCTGATCGAAACTCGCATAAAGCTGGGCGATGACCGGAACCTTCGGGTCGCGGAGAGCCGGTAGAGCTGGCACCGCTGGCAGCCCGGAAAGATCGGTCGGATAAGCGACCTCGCTATTGACGACGAGATCCAGCTTTACGTGGTCGCCGTTGACAGTGCCCTTCAAGATCAGGCAGTTGCGAGCGCGTTTGACGCCGACCCCGATCTCGAAGCTTGGTTCTTCGGCGCCATCCGCGCGATCCAGCGCGTCGGCAAGCATCATACCCAACTGTGTCTCGACCTCGACCAGATTGGCGGCGTCTAGCTCAATCTGGTTATCGCCGCCGCCGAATGGCGAGCACTTGATCGGGCCGAATTGCCGACCGGTCTTCGTTCTGATGCGGATATAGAATTGACCGTCGCCGTCCGGCGTCCAATCAATCTCGCGCTCTGAGGTCAGGAACCGGCCGACGCGATCGATGATTGCGCCAGATTGACCCCATGATTCCGGCAACTCACACTGGAGCGCGACAGTATCCCCGTAGCCTAGGAGCTTGCCATCGTGCTCGGTTTGTATGGACGGAAAGATGCGGCGCTTCAGATTTTGAAGGTAGAGGAACGCCGCCTCTTCATAGGCGTTCGCGCGAACGACGATGCCGTCGATTTGCCAGCGCGACGGCCTTTCCGCCGTAAACACTTCCGAGTTCGGCGGATACTGGACCTCGGCGCCACGCCACGTATCTTCGTCCACATATTCAAGGACGACGCAGTCGGCGGCGTCCTCGGGTTGCAGCTCGTACCTGATCGAGACCGAGTCGCGGACGTTCTCTCGATCGGTCAGAAGCATGCGAGGGAACGCGCGATACTCGTCTCTGATCACCGAAAGGCGATCGCCGGACCATCGATGGCGAGCCCTATCTGGCTTCAGGATCGTGTCGAACGCCTCCGGCACCGGGACAGTCGAAACGAACTGATAGTCAAAATACTTCTCGCGCGCATCGGCATCGGCAGCCCGCGTCACGATCGTCTGGAAATCGATGGTCGACACCGGCCGGCGTGGCCCATATTCGCTGTTGGTCGCCGCGTCGTAGAGCGCCCAATAAGGATTGCGCGTGGGCTGCTCGACCCATTCCTCTAACTCGCTATCCCATACCGGAAGAATGCGGGTTTGCACGATGCCGATGCGCCGTGCCGCATCCTGAGTAAATGCGCTGGCCTTGATCCTCAGCGCGGTTACCGAGCAGGGGAAGGATGACGGCGCACCAACGATGAAAGATCGCAGGCCGGCCCATGCGATAGCGGTGACAGACCCGTCGCGATTGTCATATGCGGTCCGGATCATTCGGACCTCATACCGAGCCGACGCAACACCGACCTTTCGGCTGATGCGGATCGGCGTGCGCGACGCGAACTGAAAATTATCGGAGAACAGGTTCGCCCAGGAACCTATGGGAGCACCGGCATCGTTGACCGGGCGATATTCGGCCGACACCGATATCGTCGCATTGCCGATCTGGCCGGTGTCCTGGCTGACATTGAAGCAGCCGCCCGGAAACACGAGATCGATTGCCAACGCGTTCGTCTGCGTGCCGGCTGCATTTCCAATGAACCCGCCGACATAGGCGTCCTCGATCGACTGACCGTTGACCTCGACCGCGCTTACGATGTTGGTCGGGAACAGCGTGACCGGCTCGCCCGGATTGTAGTGCGCTAGCTCGACGCCCGGGAACGCCTCGCTGTAACCGTCGACGCTGTTCCAGATTTCGGTGTCGTCGGTCGTTACCTGTTCGGTCTCGTACTTTCCCATGCCGCGGGAAAGCAGCATGTTCAGATATTGGTCATTGCCATCATATTCTGAGAACGGCGTCGTCACATAGTCGGGGATGATCTTTAGCCTACCATATTGAACCGGGATCGGCGCGAAGGGGCGCGCGGTATTGCCCTGCGCCTGCACCGTGTAGAGCTGGTCAATCTGCCCCGTGGAGTTGGAGTCGCTTTGCGATGCTGGCTTGGGCTTGAACAGCGTCGACAGCAGCAAGGAGCCGCCGGCGGCGATGACGCCGCCGATAATCGCGCTGCCTACCGTGAAGGCGGCGCCAGTCAACCCGATAGCGCCCGCGAGCGCGCCGCCAGCCCACGGCGCAAAGGCCGCAAGCGCGATCACGGCGACGATGCCTGCGATCTGCTTGCCGCGGCCGCCGCCACCGCCATGCGGGCGCGCCACGAACGCGACCACATCGGATGCCTTCAGGCGACGTCGCTTCCAGTGGCGCTGGAGGACCGGCCTTCCATTGATGAGACAGATAGTCGGGATCGCCCAGACCCAGCGACGGCGATCGTTGACCTTTTCCTCGCGCGACCAGCCGGTCCTCAGCAGGAGTTCTGAAATTCTCTCTCCGGCGCCGGCCTCGACCGCCTCGATCTCGTGGCCGGGCAGCACCACCCGCGAGACGCGCACGCGCGCATTCTCGGACCGGCGCGCGCGCCGGCGCTGCGGCAAGGCGGGGGTGCTCGCGGCCCGCATGCGTGCTGCGCTGGTTTTCAGGGCTGTCTTGCTCATTCAGATCGGTTCGTAGAAGCGGAGCTTCTGCCATCCCTTCACATGAAGGTTGGCAAGCGAGTCGCAGACGACGCGGCCATCATTGTCGCGAGTCTGCTCGGCGTGGATCACGACGGTTTCCGGCTTCAGCCACACCCCGACATGCGCCGGGTTATTTCGCCGCGCCATCAGGACCACTGAAAGATCGGCGGCCTTCACGACGCCCATCTTGCCGATGGGGACCTCACGCCAACGCTTGCGAGCTGGGTGCGCCTCGACGGCCTGCACCATCCATGACCAGCTTGGATCTGGCGGCATACTGAGGTCGCCGACGTCCCTGCCGGCGAGCGTGCGTTCGATATGCGCCATCAGATGGAAGCAGTCGTAGGCCTCCGGACCGCGCGCATTGGCCGCCCATCGCTTGCCGATGAGCGAGTTCAGAAAGGCGGCACGGTCGATCAAGGCACAAGCCCGGGGAATTGGGTCGCGTTGTAGACCTTGCTCGGGAACTTCGAGTTCGCGAGGTTGTCGAGTTGGGCCGTACCGGTGACGGACGCGCCGGTAATGACCACGTTGCGCATGACGAACGACACCGGGCCATAGCAGGGCTCGGTTCTGTCGTCCGGGCTGTATTGCCGAAACGTCACCACAAGATCGGCATTTATTTGAACGGCGGCCTCGAGCTTCGGGATCAGATGGCGGGCGACGTTGTCGACCGTGACCTGGACCTCCGGCATCTTGCCTTCGGCGAATGACGGCGGGTCCGCATAGAACGGACACGCTTGAAACTTCACGATTTCGCCGCCGTTGAAATCGGCGCCATCCTCGATCGTGAACAGCTGATCGTCCGGCGTGCCGGCGACGATACGAACCGGCTCCTCCTCCTCATCTTCGTTGATAAAGGCGGGGTGCTGCAATTCCAGCGTCGAAAACGGTTCTTTCCCGGGCGGTACCGAGGCTTCGGCTTCCTCCCAGGCGGCTGTGAACGGATCGCTCATTCATCAACCCACCGTCAGCGTGAACGGATCGAGATCGACGTGGGAGCCGGCGTCGTCGGTGACGCGGATCACGATCCCGGCCGACACGCCGGCGCCGGTCGGCGTGCCCGACACCACGCCGGTATCGGCATTGAGAGAGAGGCCGGCCGGCAGCGTCCCCGAATGGATGGAATAGCTGTAGCCAGGCACACCGCCGCTCGCTGCCACTTGAAACCCGGCATAGGCGACATCGTGGGTCGCGGTCAGCACCGGGGTCCCGGCGATCGCCAGCGGCACCACCGCGCGCAGGACGCGGACTGTCATTGAGACGTCGACACGGCTCAAGGTGCGGCGCACCACCCGGGGGTCGACGATCATCGCGACGCAGTTCGTCAGGTCTTCTTCGATCAGCACCGGCATCAAGACCCGGCGACCTCGGTTCGCCAATAGGAACGGTTTGAGCGTTTGTGCGAAGTCCTGTTTCCAGACGCCGATGGTCTGTTGAACGACCTGAACCTCATCGCCGGGCCGCCCGCGTTGGCGCAGATTGCCGCCATCCATTTCCGAGGAAATCGGCTTCAGGAACAGCTCGGCAGAAAACCCGCTGTCGCTGAGGCTATATTCCATGTCGGCAGGCCAAGCGGCGATCGTCATGTCAGGCGCTCATGCCCTTGGTGCGATCGAGGCCGTAGCGCCCCTCCATCGCCTGGTTAATTTCGCCGTTCCCAGACGCGATGTTGCCCGCGACCGTCTCGATGATGACGCGCTGAACCGACGTGCCTCCGTCCTGTCGGCGGCCGCCGTCGCGCTGTTGGAGCTGCTGGCCCGACTGGTTGATGAGTTCGATCTTGATCCCGCCACCACTTCCAGCCATCGATACGCCGAGCCGTCCATCGGCGCCGCGCCGCAACGGCATGATGGCCTCGGGGCCGGCTTCGCCGGCGATGCCGGTGCCGTTCGCCATCGGGAAGGCGATGGCGCGATCGAGGACGCCGCCCTGCGCGTAAGGGATGAGGCGGCCAGAATCGAAAATGTTGCCCCGCGCAGACGCGGCCGGCGTGCCGATCGGCCGCGGGAACGCTATTGAATATCCGCCGGGATTGTGCAGGCCGACCCCGGTCGGGTTGAACATCTGACCGATGCCGCCATAGATACCCGCGAACGACTTCTGCATCGCCAGATCGATCGCGCGGTCGGCGACACGTCGCAGCTGGTTTTCGAGGGCCTGCAGCGCGCCGACATTATTTCGAATCTCGCGGCCCCAGCCAACGAAGGCTTCGGAGCCGACGTCCCTGACTTCGCGCAGCTGTTCGTTGAGGCGGATGAGGCCGGCGGTCTCGGAATTGAGATCAACCGCCAGACCAGCCGCCCGCATGCGAGCTGCTACCGCCTGTTCCGTCGGGTCGCGCCCGAGCTGATCGCGCTCGAAGCTGATGTCGCCGATGAGCTTCGACCGCTGCAAGCGGTCGGTCATCTTGGCGTAGCTGTCGGATAGCTTGTCGATTTCCTCGCGCAGCGCCGGCGTGTCCTCGCGCCCGGCGCGCATCGCGGCGCGCAGGAGGTCGTGGCCGATCTTGAGCTTTACGACCTCGGCGGTTGAGCGCCCCGCGCTTTGCGCCTGGAGCTCCATTTCGGCGATGTTGTCGCGGATCGCCTGCGTCGCGGTCTCATAGCGGTCGGCCGCCTTTTTGGTTTCCTCGTTGGCTTTCGCGACCGCGGTCGCATAAGCCCCCTCGACCTGGGCGACAAGCTTCTGCTTTTCCCCGAACAGGGCGTCGCTGCGGTTGATTGCGTCGATCGCCTTGGCGCGCGTTTGCGCCAGCTCGATAATCTTCTGCTGGCGCAGCGCCGCCTTGTTGGTTTCCGGGTCTTCGTCGAGAAGCGACCGGAACGCGCTCGTGAACGCCTTTTCGGCGCCGATCTGCGCCGTGCGCTCCAGTTCCTCGCGGGTCTTGGTGAGCTTGCTCGGGTCTAGCTTGGCGATCGCCTCGGTCAGCGCCAGCAGTTCGGCAGCGGTCTTGGCAAGGCCGGGATTGGCCTCGGCGATCCGCGCCACCTCCTCACGGAAGGCCTGCACGTCGGGCCTGCCGGCGGAAAGCCCGGCGCGCAGCTTTTCAATCGCGTCCGCGAAGTCCTTGTATTTTGGCAGTACCTGCGGATCGGCGATGCCAAGCTGATCGACGCCCGGGATGCCGGCACTCTGCACCCGGTTGAAGGTCATCCCGCCGAGCGCGTCGTTGGTGCCCTGATTGAGCCGGCCCCTAAGTTCCTTCTCGATGAGGTCGCTCTGAATGCGGGTGACTGCCGACAGGTTGGCGGCGAACTTCTCTGCCGAGCTGGCCGCGTCCTTATAGCCATCGGACACGACGCCGATGAGGCGGGCCTGTTCGGCCAGCAGCTCGTCGACGGTCTTCTGCGGCGGGACAATCGTCTGATAATATTTGACCGCAGCCGCGATCGCGGCCTCGATCGCCATCTCTGCGGCGGCGAACCCGGCACCGGCCGCACCGCCGGACGCGGCGCCGCCGATCAGCTTCGACAGGATAGAGGCGCCGCCTCCGAGCCCCGACAGCTCGCTTTGCAGCGACTTGACGCTCTTGTTGAAGAGATCCGCCGCAACAGACGACCGCTTTAGTGCGTCTTCCTGCTTGAGCTGGTTCTTTGTCGCGAGGTCTATGATCTGGGCGCTCTGGCCCTCGACCTTCGACACCTGGGCCGCGGCGTCGTTCATGGCCTTCATCGCAGCGGCCTTGGCCTCGAACCGCTTCTTCACCTCCTCGGCGGTCTCGCCCGTGCGACGGGCGATCGCCTGATACATCCTCATATTGGCCGCGGCCGCATCGAACGCCTCTGCGTTCGTTCCCGCTGCGGCCTCGACCTTCTTGAACTGATCCTCGACCTGCTTGGAGCTTTCGGTCAGCTTGTCGAGTTCGCGGACGGCGGCGGCGGCCGGACCGGAGTCAATTTTAAGAACGAGACTTGCGTCCATTCTTTCTGGCTCCTTTCTTGCCGCCGATCAGTTTGAAGAAGTTGTGCACGTTCCGAGGCGTCGCCGGCACGGCGTTCGGAGGCGTGGTGGTGGTGGACTTCGCGCCCGGCTGAGCGGGTGCGCCGAATATCGATAGAAGGACATTCGAGATCAGCCTGTTGCGGCCCTTCAGCGCCGCCCGGATCGAAGACATCAGCGCGTCCAGCGCCTGGTCCTCGCTCCAGCCCAGCACCCCCATCGCGTCTTCGAAAAGCCGGTCGAAGGTTTGCGACGGAGTGAGCAGGACTACTCCCCCGACTTGTTCTCGCCCTCGTTCTTTTTGTCGTCTTTTTCGGGCATCGAGCCGCCCAACGTCAGCAACGACAGGAACAACGAGGCGTCGCCGGCGAGATTGGCGAGGCCGGTTTCGTAGACCGCTTCCTCTACCTCTTCGTCGGTCTTACCGAGACCGGCGGCGATCACCGCCGTGTAGGCGGCCAAATTGAACTGCCGCAGCGGCTGGAAGCCGTTTCCGATTCCGCCGAAGAAGGCATCGAGCTTCTTGGCCGCGCGCAGGGAAGGGCGCAACACCGCGTCCTTCCCGACAAGTTTGGTCTTCACTTCAGTCACAGTCGACATGGGTCGCACTCACTCCATTGAGAAGAAAACTAGGCGCCGGCTTCGGCTTCCTCGTAATCGAACGTGTCGGGATCGATGACGATGGTGGAGCCGCCGGTCCAGACACCAGAGGTGCCGACCTGCGCAACCGGCGTATAGCCGAACACCTTCGCCTTGAAGGTCACGGTCGTCGGCGTGCCGGCCGGCGAACCATCGGGCGTGTCGGGCGCGACCATCTTGAACCAGTACCACTGGTTCTGAGTGCGATCGCGCTGCGCCTCGTGCAGGGCGTCCTGACCTTCGTCACCGCCGCTGATCTTGTTGTAGGTGATCGCGACCGACGGCATCGGTTCGACGCCCTTGGCGACATAGTCCTTCACGCGCGTGAGCGACGTGTTGCGGTCCTGGTTTGCGTCGAACGCGATGGCTCCGATCGATGCAAGTTCGCCGATCAGTGTCCACGGGTCCGGAGACTCGGCCGGCGGGACGTCGCTGGTGTCGCTGGGGCCGATGTAGAGTAGCGTCCCGAGCGAGTCGATCAGATTTGGATTGGGCATGTGGTGGTGCTCCTTGTTGATAGAGGCGGTTTAGTTCGCACGCTCATAGACGGTGTAACGGATGCGGACCGGCATCATGCTCCACGACGGGTCGCCGAGTTGGCGGCCGCCGACCGACGACACATTCGGACCGCGGAAGGGCGGCGAGACGATCCGTACCTTGACGCCGCCACCCTCGATCGGCGTACCCATCGCGAAGCGCTGCTTGATCTGGTCAATGACCGCGATCGCGTCGTCTTCGCCGTCGTCGACATAGGCGAACACGTCGATCTGCAGCGTCCCGATATTGGTGGCGGTTCTCTGCAAGCTCACCACGCGGCCCTCTGCCGGCAGGATGGTGACGCGCATCCACATGGCCCCGGGTGCCGGCGACGGCTTTTCCGAGAACGGCTTGTTGGGCCACGCTATCGGGATTGCTGGCGAGAACGTGAGCCCGGCGAAGTGCGCGAACAAGAGGTCGGTGATGGCCTGATCGCTCATGCGGTCATCCCCGGCGCTGCCTGATCCAGTATGGTCTGAAACTCGCGCACGGTGATCTCGACCATGCCGGCGGGCGCCTGTTTGGAGTGGCCGTGCTCGAGCGCCAGAATGTAGACCACGTTGTTGATGAGATAGATCGTGTCGCCGACCTTCAGCTTCATGGCCTCTGCCGTCACGCGGTCGACTGTTGCCGTGCCCTCTTTGTCGTTCAGCAGCAACGACGATTGGGGCACCTCGCCGATCGCGCATTGCCAGTTCGCGCGCGCGCGGCCGGTGTCGACCGGGGTCTTCAGGATGACCCGCGAGAAGGCGTCGATCGCGACCTTGCGCACGATCAGCGTCGCGCTCTCTTTGAACTCGCTGACGAAGCGCGCGACATCGAGCGAGAACGAGGCCATTACTTGCTCGCGCGCAGCACCCAGACCGCCTGGGCCGGATCGGTGGCGATCTCCGAGACCTTGAATGTCTCGTTGCGGACCGTGATCCGGTCGCCGACGACAGGCGTCGTGGCGAGGCTGTTGGCGAGGATCATCACCCGACGCTCGCCGGCCTTGATCGTGCCGTCGACCCGGTATCGCTCGGCATATTGCTCGGGGATGGCCTTGCAGGCGAAGGTCTGCGGCTCTGTCTCCTGTCGCTTCCACGGCTGAGCCGGCGGGCTCTCAACCTGGGGGACGTCGCGGGTCAGCACCGCGTCGAGGAAGATGTCTCCCAGCGCGTCGCCGATGATGCCGGGGAGATCGTCAAGGATCGACGACATCACGCCCTCACGAGCTTGACCACGCCAGATCCAAGCACGAGCGACGAGAGCAGATTGTCGATCGCGGTGAATACCGTCTCGTTGGTGGCGCCGTCCATATAGGTGACGGCGACAGAGCCGGCCTGCACGCTCTTGATGGCGCCGCCGCGTTTGAGGTCCGGCGTGAGTGATCGCGGGACCATCAGCTCGCGCAAGGCGGCCTCCGCGATCGCGTACTCGACCTCATCGGGAATGTCGCTTTCGTCGAACGCGACATTCCAGCGGGCGTTGTAGCGACCCGCGATATAATCGGTGGCACGACGGATAGCCGCGGCCTTGGCCTCGTTCGTCCCCGACCACCCGCCATTTGCGCGCGCGCTGTGGTACGAATCAGCGGCCGAGACCGTCAGATATTCCGTCGTGTAGTTCAGCATCGATCAGCCCTTCGATTACTCGGAGGTCTTGGCGGCTTCGGCCGCGGCGGCCTCAGTTGCGGCCTGCCGGCGGGCCCGCTCGTCGGCGATGACCGTCAAACAGCTCTCGCGGTTCTTGGGTGAATGGCCGGTGATAGCCTTCGCCAGCGCCCGGACTTCGGGCCACGTCATTTCCGCGACGATGGCCTCGGCCGGCAGATCGATCGTGCTCGGATCGTTGTCCTTGGCAGCGCCCGGATCGCCGCCGTCACCGCCTTCGCCATCGGTCGACGACTCCGGCCGATTGCGGTGCCAAGCCTCGAATTCCTCCGGGGTTGCGAACCGGCGAACCTTCGCGCCGCGCATCCGATAGGCGGTCGCGACCTGTTCCCAGCCTCCGATGATGATGACGCTGGTGACGCTCTCGCGCGGACGATTGAACAGGCGCGGGTTTACGTACCGCACACCCGCGACGAAGCCGGACTTCTGCCCGGAATAGACAATTTCCTTCATGGTGCCTCACTCGCTGGATTGCGCAAAGAAAGACGGCCGGGCTCTCACCCGGCCGCTCAGTCCATTGTCGGCAACGACTAGACGTCGGCCGAGCCGACCGTCAGCACGCCTGCGGTGTGCTTGTTGCTCGACGCGACCTTCACCCAATTCGAGCCGGTGGCGAGGTCTTCGTCGGTCGGCGACTTGCCGCCGGCGGTCTCGTTCCAGGTGTAGCCCTTCACGCCGACGCCGAAGGTGTAATCCACCTGCACCGTGGTCTCGATGCGCTGCTTGCCGTTCGAGGTCTCGACGTTCGAGATCACGTCGCCGGCGTCGTGGATGATCGCGGCACCGTCGACCAGGCTCAGCACCTTTTCGAGGTCGTCGTCGCCCGACACCGCCTCGAAGAGGGCCGGGGCATCGGTGATGATCGCCACCTTGCCCAGCAGTTCGATGATGCGGACGGACTTGGCGTCGAACAGGCCTTCGAGATTGGCGATGTTCTGACCGATGAGGCGATGCGCAACGGCGCCGGTCATCACGTCCGCGACGATCGACCCGGAGTGATCGCCGAACTTGGCGTGTGCGCCGTTCATCGCCGAGTAGCTGACCGGCAGCGCAGGCGATCCGGTCGACACGTCATTGACCAGCGCGGAGTTGGCCTCGATTGCGGCGACCAGCACCATGATGGCGGTATTGAGCTGGTCCTGCATCAACGCCTCGGCGAAGTTGCGGGACGCGACCTCGACGCCCTGCTGGGTGGGGCGCTCCAGCCAGGTGAGTTGGCCCGGCTCGAACCGGATCGGACCGAAGCCGCCAGCCACCTTGACCGTCGAGTGCTTCAGCTCGGACAGGTCGGTGACGGGAGCATCGGTGTTGGACGCATAGCGATCGACACGGCGTCGCGCCGATTGGATCGAGGCGAAGAACGACTCCTGGAGGAAGTCACCGGTGAAGCCCTCGGTGGTCAGGCGGATCGCGCCGCCGGAAGCCGCGTTGAACTTCTTGACCATCTGCGCCAGCGTCTCGATCGTCGCCGGCATGATGTATTTGTTGAAAACCTGCATATGAGACAGCATGTCTCGTGGTCCTTTCGAATGATGATGGGTTGACGCGTTGTCGGCGTGCGGCATTCGCCGACGCATTCGAGGCATTCGCCTCTGGGCAGTTCAGGTGCGGTGCGTTCGCCCCGCAACGGACGTGATCGTGGTGGTGAGGCCTTCGCCCCGAATGCGTCGAGAAGCCTTCGCCCTCGCCGTGACGCGCCTCATTCGAGAGGCAGTACGACCCGCGATCTAAGAGAGCGGCAGGTCTTTGAACATGGTGCCGATCGTGGCGGTGCGTTCCGCGCGGGTGCCCGTCAGATCGCCGGACTTGCCACCCTTGTCGCCACCCTTGTCGGCGCCGCCCTCGTTATGCGCGCCATTGCCGGCGTTCGAGTTCCCCTTGAGGATTTGGTCTTTGTGGGGATAGGCCGCGACCAGCAGCTCGAGCCCTTCCTCGAAATCAGCAAGCTCGCCCGGCTTCGCGCGCGAGTAGAGCTTGTTGCCGGAGGCGTCGTAGGCGACGACCTTACCCTCTTCGACCTTGAAGTTCTTTCCGAATGTGTTGCGGATCATATCGGACGGAACTACGAATTTTTCCTGAATCGTCTTCGATCCGCTGAACGCACCACCGATCAGCAGCTCATCGATGGTGCCGTGGGCCTTGGCAAGATCTGCCTTCTGGGCCACGAGCTGGTCGTTGAGGGCCTTGGTTGCGGCCGCGACCTGATCGTCGGCGGCCTTCTTGGCCGCGGTCTTGATCTCCTCGACCTTACCGGCGGTCACGAGCTGGCCGGCGTCGAGATTGGCAACGGTCTCCAGGGCCTTCTTGGCGGCCGCCGGGTCTTCGATGCCCTCGAACACCTTCAGCTTTTCCTCGGCGGTCTGGGCGCGGATCTTGTACCCTTTGGATTCGTCGGTCAGACGGGTGATGGTGTTGATCGTGGCCGGGGCGTCGAATGCGACCTCCGTGCCGTCCTCGCGGACATAGACCGGCTTGCCGTCTTGCAGGACCGCGTTGCCGTTTGCGTCAAGCTTCAGTTTCATTGTCGCTCTTTCCCTTCGAGGCGTTCGCCCCGGTTCGGTTGCGGCATTCGCCGCGGTGATCGGCCTCAGTCGGCGCCTTCGCGCCTCAGGGCCGCGGTTCGATCATCCGGCGATGCCGGCGATCCAGTCGGGCGAAGGTTCGCCCAACAATTCCTTCGTCCATCCGCTCATCGATCGAACGAATGGCCTGATGATCTTGATCTTGTTGGTCCAGCCTGCCTGATACCGATGGGCCTGAAGCCAGGGCCGCGCGTCGTAGAAGTGGCCGCCCTCGGCATTCATGGGGACGCCGGCGAGGACGATCCGCTCGAAGCCTTCCTCGCGCAGCACCTTGACGCACAGCCCGCCGCTCGATGCGTGCCAGTCGGTCGTCGTGCGGTCGATGCCTTCGCTCGGCGCGTGCGCCCAGGTCTGTGGCCGGTTGAGGCCTGCGGCGCGACGACGCTCCATAGCCACGACGATCCCGGGCCAGTCCGGGCATGGGCGCGGGTGCAGCGTGCACCAATAGTCGATGCGCGAGGGCCACGAGATCCCGATATTGTTCGTTGCCGCGATCGCGTCGGGCGTGAACATCGCGAGCGCGCGTGCCGCGTCCTCGTGAACACAGGTTGCGTCGCCCAGGACCAGCGCGGTCAGCACGGCCAGACATCCTCGGCGAACACGACCGACACGCCATGATCGGCCGCGAGCCGGCGCATAACCGGAAGCTCGATCGCGAAATCGTGGTTGCCGTCCTTGGTCCGCTGCGCGCGGTAGCCCTCGAACGAATAGCTGCCCGGGTTGCCTCGATAGGCAGGGCAGAAGGCCTGATCGAGCGGCAGCGTGACCCCGCGCCGAATGTTGTCGAAGCCGACCAGGATCACGCGGTCGCCGGGCTCGGCATCCTCGATCGCCCAGCAGGCGGCGATGGTGCCGCGCGTGAACTGAAGCCGGCCGGTCATACCGAGACCACCCATCGCGATGCCGATCTCGTTCCATCGCTGCTGGTCGACGATCTGCGTCCGCGGCAAAATCTGGCTGCGCGCCACCGGCTTAAGCAGGGACGCCACCCAGCCGCGTCGGGGGTTGCGGCGCACGTTTTCATGGAACGTCGCCATCATCGTCGGATGCAGTTCGTAGAGCCCGATATCGTACCGATTGCCGAGGACCGCCGGGTCCTGCCATTGGCAGTCCCACATGCGGATGACGGTGTCGCAGGCGTCGATGAGGGAGGCCCACGCCTTACCTTCGGGCGATCGCCCGTGACCGATGATCGCGCAGCTCGACATGGGCGACGCTACCGGGCGCCGCGCCAGGCCTCAGCGTGAAGGGTGCCGTGCAGGCACCCATCCGCATTGCAGGCAGAGCATGGCGCTCCGGATCGGTCCCCGCGCAACAGCTGGGTGCGGCGCTTGCTGAGGGCCGGCGAGGTCCAAATCGACCAGAGGCTCTGCGACTGGACGTTGCCGAAGCGCAGGCGCTTGTTCCAGTCCTGGACGCAGAGCAGCACGTCGCCGTTCCAGTCGACCGTCAGCTGATAGGCCGGATAGTGACAAGGGCGGCCGGTCGGCACGGGTGCCTGACTCCCGACATGGATGGTGCCGGCGCGGTTCGTGAGCTTTAGCCCAAAATCCGCACCGTCGTCGTACCAGCGATCGCGCAGAACATAGTCGTGCTGATCGCGGCCGGCGGCCTCGAACATCTGGTGCATACGCTCGACCTGTTCGGGTCCGTCATAGAGCGACACGACGAGATAGTTGGCGCCGGCCTCGTACAGCTCGGCGATCATTGCTGGCGTCAGCCGGTCGCCGTTGGTGATGATCTCGACCCGCAATCCTGCAAGGGCGCCGACGATCGCCAATATCTCCGGATGCAACAGCGGCTCTCCGAAGCCGCATAACGCGATCGCCCCGTGATAGGGCAGGGCTCGCAATTCGTCGCCGATCTTGCGCGCCATCCCGATCGGCATGTGCAGACGCTGGTTCGGATAGAAGGCCGGATCGATCCGCGGACAAAACCGGCATGCCTTCGGCGATCCCGCTGAACGGTTGCACAGTTCGGTGACGTTCAGGTCGACCCAGGAGAAGACCGGCACCCCATCGTGCAGGTGCAGCGGATCGGCATAGGCGGCCTTGCGTTCCAGATTGGCGCGCGTGGCTTCAGTCAGCATTGGCGATCTTTCGAAAAACAAGGACGCCGTCGTTGTGCTGATGCGCCGAGGTGTCTTCGTAGTCCGCGAACAGCAAACTCAGCCACTTGTAACGGTCGAGGAAGAGACGAAGCGTTCCGACGAAGCCATCGGCGATGTCGCGGCCGAAACGTTGCTCGCCGGTCAGAAAGGCCTGTGAGACCACAAAGAGGCCGCCGGTGTTCAGCTTGCGGCCAGCGTTATGGACCGTGGCGTCGATCTTGGTGAGGACGTACCAGAGGATCTGGTTCATCACGACGACATCGAACGGCTCGAAGTGCGGCGGCTCGATCCTGATGTCGCAAACCCCGAACTCGACCCCGCGGCACAGCTCGCGCGCTTGCTCGATCGCGACCTTCGATATGTCGATCCCGGTCCAACGATGGACCGGGCTGTGACAGCGAAGATGACGAATGGCGTGCCCGTGGCCGCATCCGATTTCGAGCCCGCGCCCGGAAGGCGTGGCCCTAGTCTCGAACAGCGCGCGGACGATGCGCCGCCGCGACGCCAGATAGTACGCCGCCATCGGCCCGCGATCGTCGCCTTGAAACCACGGGTCGCGCTCGGATCGATACAGCGCGTCGAAGTCGCCGACGAATTGCAGCGCGCCGTCTTTCTCAGCGAAAACGAACTCACTCATAGGGCGGCCCTGAACTCCCGATAGAACCGGCGCATCAGGTCGACGCTGCCGCAGGTGATGAGCAGGTGACGATGAAGCGGCGGCTCGTTCACTCGAACATGAACGCCGCGCGCCTTCAGCCTGGTCGCGGTCGCGTCGGCCACTCTCGCGTCGCACAGGTTGGCGAGAACGTGGTTCGCCCAACGCCCGCGCGCCGGGAAGCCCTCGCTTTCGAGCTTCTGGCGCAGCCAGTCACGACCGGCGACGACGCGGGCGATGCCCGGCAGGATGTGGCTTTCCCACCGGTCCATCAGCACCGTGGCCGCGTGTATCGACGGGCCGCCGATCTCTCCCGACAACCGGATGGCGTCGAGGGTCCTCACGATTTGCTGGCTGCCGATCGCGAAGCCGACGCGCAGGCCTGCAGCACCGAACGCCTTCGAGAAAGTGCGCAGCACCACCACGTTGTCGAATTCCATGGTCAGCGCCAAAGCCGACGGCGCGCCGAACCAGTGATACGCCTCATCGATGGCAAGCACGGCGCCGATGCTCTCGCAGAGCGCCGCGATCGCGCGCAATTCCTCGATCGAGAAACACTCGTCGACCGGCTGGCCCGGGTTCGGCAGGATCAGCAGGCGAGTGGCGGCCGACAGCTTGATGTCCTCGGCCCGCAGCGGTCGGGCCGGATCTGTGACGATGCGGCACGGCTTTGCGCCGAAGACCTCGGCGTAGACATCGAACATCGCGCAGGTCGGCCATGTGTAGGCGAATTCTTCGCCGGGCTCGCAGCAGAGCAGCACCAGCGTGCGGATGAATTCCTCGATACCCTGACCGACCACGATCTGATCCGGACCAATGCCGACGAAGTCTGCCAGCCGGCGATAGAAGGCCGCATAGTCCGGGTAGTGGTTGACCGCGGTCTCCGGCATGTCGGCGATCGCGTCAAGGACCTCAAGCTCCCAAGGCTCCGGCCGCTCGAGACGGTGCAGGCGCATATCGTTCGCCGGCGTCGGCGCTATCCGCTTGCGCTTGACCTCCGGCAAATGGCGGAAGCACTCGCGAAACAGCGTGCGTCGCCGTCGCGCCCCAAGGTCCATCGATGTCCGTTGCGGTTAGGAGCCGATCAGCTCGGTGACGACGCCGCGCGCTAGGCAATGCGCGCAGGCCCAAATCTTGGTGCCGCCGGTCTTCCTGCCGTCCGGCGTGCGGCGCGGCGCCAGAGTGACCGGCACGACCGCCGAGGTCTCGACCTTGATATCGGCGAGGCAGCGCCAGCACGTCACTTGCTCGTCTTCGGCGATATCGCGACGACGACCGGCGCGCGGCCGATCGGCTGGGCGGTCGCCGTCGATCACGGTCAGCTTGCGGTCTTCATCTGGCATCGCCGCATCATAGCCGCAGCCGGCAGGGCCTTCCATGCCCGAAATTCGGGCTATTTCTGACAGCTCCTGCGGTTTGATCCCGACGTTATCGAAGGTCATTCCCTTGGCCGACATTCGCTCTACCGTATCGCGCGGCATCACGTAATCGCTCGCAGCTTCACCGAAGACATGCGTCGGCACGCCGGGCCCAATAAACTCGCCGCCGGCGAAGCCCAAGTGCGTCGCTGTCTCGGTCGCGGCGGCAGCCGCCATCGGGGCTACGACGGGCGCGAAGCCAAGCATCTGCAGGAAGCGGCGGCGGATCATGCGGCGAGCCCGGCTTTCCGGAACGCTGCGGCCTCTTGCTCCTCCAGCTCATCGAGCGTGATCTGATCGCCGTTGCGGTTGACGAAGCGATCGACGGGGAGGCCGCCCTTTCGGAAGAGTGCGCCCCGGGTCGGCCCGAGAGCTTCGTCCTGGACCGCGGCGGTCTGGTTCTTTAGCCATTCGTTGTAGCTGAGAGAGGCCGGGACCTGTCCGTTCATGCTGGCGCGCGTGCCTTCCGGCGCTTCCGGCAGATTGATGCCAAGCTCCTTCCAGCTTTTGGTGATCGGCGTTGTCGTGCACCGGCAGTTGAGGTGCAGGGGCGGGCGCGGCCCCTCGTCAACGTCGAACTCCTGTTTGTCGAGGGCCATGCATTCGGTGCAGGTCCTGGTGTCGAGAGTGGCAACCCACATCACACCTTTGATGAGGTCGTCGTTCTCGGCGTAGAACAGCTCGCGCGCATAGTTGGCGGTGTGATTGACCGCAGTCCTGACAACGCGCTCGGCCGCGCGCCGGGAGATTTCGAGGACGCCGTCCGCGAAGCTGGCGGCCTTCGTGCCGCGAATGCGTCTCACCATCTGGTCGATGGTCTCGCCCTGCACGAAGCCCATGCGGATGGCATCGCGCACCCGGACATAGGCTTGCTGTTCGAGGCCTTGCGCCCATTCCTTTAGAAGGCGGCCTTGGAGCGGGCGGGCCAGCACCGCTGCCTTCAGCTGCTGGGCCGATGGCGTCACTACGTCGAGTTCGACCGTGATTGCGCCGCCGACCAGGCGCTGCTGGAACGAGGTCTCATAGACCGCGAGCTGGCCTAGTTCGTCCCGCAGGTCGCGCTGCACCTCTCGATAGGCGGCGGCGTTGATCTCGCGGATCGCTTCCAGCAGGGCTTCAAGGCGACGCTGCGAAAACTCGCCGCTGACCGCGGTCGGGTCGCGCTTCAGGATTTGCGCGATCAGGTCGGGCTCAACCCGGTTGAGCAACGCTATGATCTTGCGCACCACGCTGGTGGAGTAACGCTGCAAGCCGACCATGTGCCGGACCTGAAGGTCGGCAATGTCGTCATTGACGGCCATCACTATGCCTCGGCGCCGCCGGCGGCATTGTCACCCGCGCCAGCGTTGCCGCCTTGGTTGTCGCCGCTGGCCGGCGGAATGTTGGCCAAGGATTCGGCCTCGGTTTCGAGTTCTACGGCTTCCTTCACCGCGTCGAAGTCATCGGCTAGCAGCGTGCGGCGCTTCATCTCTTTCCAGAAGGTCTCGCGCGAAATCTCGCGCGACTTGCGCATGTCGATAAGCGAGCGGATGTCATCCGCGCCGCGAAGCGTGATGCCGAAATCGGTGTTGACCTTGATCTGCCCGGCCTTGTCGTCGCCGAGACCACCCCAGCGGCCCATATAGTCGAGAGCCAGCTCGAGCGTGTCTTGCAGCTCCTGAGCCCACGACTTCACCGTCGAATTGACCTCCTCGGAATCGATGTTGCGGCTGGTCGCCGTCACCTGCCCGGGCTTGCCGATGAACAGCTCCAGACCCATGACGCGCATGCGGTCCTCGGTGTCGAGGAGGTCTTGCCGGCCTGCGTCAATCGCAGCGCCGGAATGCTCAACCACCTCCATCTTGGCATTCGCGTCCTTGGCGGTGAACATGCGGTTCGCGCCGACTTCTTGAACGCCGCCGTCCTTATCGCCGAAGCCGGCACGAAACAGGATCGGCACCCGCGCGAAATGAAGGATATTGCGCTGGTCCGAACTCGACTGCCAATGCATCACGTTGAGATCGGCGAGGTCCTGAAGCGGACATTCGGCGGTCATGAAGCCGGAGCGCTTCGTGTAGAAGGTCGCGAGCGCGATAAAGCCCAGCGTGGTGGTGCCGCTATCGACCAAGGTGAAATCGCCGGTCTCCTGGTCTTTCTCGTACAGCTCGAACTTGTCCGGCTCGATCACACGGACGCGCTCGACGGTCTTTTCTCCGTACTTGCCGTCCTTTTTCTTCGCGCATTCCTTCACGCGGATTTGCGTGAGCGTCGGCACGCCGTCTTTCACTTCCGACTGCCACCCGATCAGGTTCTCGGGTTTGATGTGAACGAAATACGGACGGCGGCCGGCGGCCTTCACCTCGGCCACGCTCGGCGGGCGCGGGTTGCCCGCTGCATCCCTCGTCTCGATCTGCTTTTGCATGTCGACCAGGACATGCGTCAGACCCTTCTGCATCGCCTCCTTCAGAACTTCGCTGGCGAAGACGTTGATGTTGCGCCCCGCCAAGTCGATGTTCTCTGTCCATGTCTTGATCTGAGGCGGGACATCGTCCTGCAACACGATCGACTTGGAGAATACCTTGCCGTTGACGGTCTCGACGGTGCGGCGGAAGGCGTTGAACAGAAACGAGCGGGCCAGACGCTTGTCGTATTCGTCTTTGCTCTCGCCTTGCTCCTGCGGCAGATATTCGATGCCGGCCGCGCGCATGCCCGCGGTCCCGGCCATAAGCGCAGTCGGCAAGGCCCAGCCGAGTTTTTGCTCCTCATAGGTGCTGGTCGGGGTCTCGACCTTGTCGTTGTTGGCGGCATCCTGGCCGGCGGTGCCGGCGGCAAGCCTTCTCGTGCGCTTTGCCATCAGAAGGGCATCCGTTCCTCTTTGTGGGTCATGGTCGGCGCCAGCATCAAATCGGTGATCGCCCAGACCAGCGAGTCAGCGCGATCCGGCGAGCCGCCGCCGACATACCCTTCCGGTTTGAACGCACACATCTGGTCTTCGAGGTCGCCGAAGGTGCCGACATGACTGACGCGGCCTTGCTCGTAGAGCGCAGCCACCGGCTCGGCACGGGTGGTCTTGCCGCGTGACGCGTTGACCATCACCACCGGGACGTTCTTGTCGGCGGTGCGGATCACATGCTCGACCATCGCGCCGCCGAAGTTCTTTTCGGCAACGATCCGATCGCCTTCCAGCTCGTGATAGGTCTCGACCGCTCGGCGCCCCCAGCCAGCCGGCGAAAGCGAACAGGTGCGGTCGGCCAGCACATAGCCACGGCCATCGACGCCCAGACCAGCGGCCACGATGCCGATGCTGTTCGAGTTATCGTCCTCGTCGCCCGAAGATCCGGACGGGTCGATCGCGACGACGATGCGCTGCAACTCGGGCAGGTTGTCGCGTGTCCATGCGCGGCCTTGCGCGTTCTTGCGCGAGGCCTCGATCATGGCGCGTGTCCACAGAGCGCCCGGCACGTCGTCGAGGATTTCGGCACTCAGCTCCTGCCGACCGATGCGCGTGCCCTCATACTTGCGCTGCATAGTCGCCAAGAACTTCGGCGCTAGATTGGCCTCGTTCTCGAACGTCGACCCGTGCGTGCGGATCGTCGCCGGATCGGCCAGAATTTCCTTGAGCAGCGGGATCGGCTTCGGTGTGGTGGTGATCACCACGCGCGGGTTGAGGCCGATGCGTAGGCCGAATTGCAGATTGTCCCAGCTCTCGTCGAGATATTGCCATTTGGCAATCTCGTCGCACCACGCGGCCTCATGTTCCGGGCCACGGAGCTGGTCGGGCTCGGTCGCGTTGTAGATGGAGGCGATCGCGCCGTTCGGCCACACGAGCCGACGGTTCGATTTCTCGTAAACCGGCCGAAAGTCTACCGGGTGGACCTGCAGAATGCCGGACCCCTGTCCGGTCGGCCGGCCTTCGCCGATCATGATGTCGCGAGCGTCCTTCGCGGTCTCGGCGACGATCGCGACATGCTGGTAGACGCCGCGGGCGAGCGGTGTCGGCCCGCACATGACCGACCGAATCCACTCGGCGCCACAGCGGGTCTTGCCGAAGCCGCGGCCGGCGAGGATGAACCAGGTCGCCCATTCGGGGCCGGCGGGCGCCAGCTGGTTCTTGCGAGCCCAGAACTTCCAGTCGAATTCTAGAGCGGAGAGTTCGGCGTCAGACAGACTCGCCAGCTGGCGCCTTCGCTCCAGCGGCGGCAGCGAGGCCAGCAACTCGGCGGTGGATGCGTTCGGCGATGGCGTCAATCTTGCCGTGGACCCTTTCGCGCGCACTCGTTACCTCGACCTGTCCGTCGATCCTGCCCTCATGCTCGATGACGGTCTTCTCGCTCATGTTGAGCCAGTGTCGCGCGAGGAATTGGCACATCTGGTTTGCGACGTGCGGATTCTGCGTCATGCGCGCGAGCTTGAACATCTGCGACCGCAACGTCGCCTTGCCGACGAGCTGGCCGGTTTCCCAGGCCTCGCGATAGTCGGGCTCTTGCAGCCGCCGCAGGATCGTGCGGCGGTCGATCTTCAATCCCGACCGCGTCAGCATCGCGGCCATTTCATCAACCGAGCAGCCGCATTCGGAAAGACGCATGATCAGCGTCTCATCCAGCTGTATTCGCGGTCGTCCAGTTGTCTTCTGCTTGCCCGATAGATTCGCGGAAGCAGATGTCGCTTTTTCTTTCGCAGAAGATTTTTTCGCCATCGTTGACTCAAGTTGAACGGCAAGCAGACCGACAGCAGACCGCAAGCAGTCCGAAGTTGACGTATTTTCTCGCGAAGGGTCGGCATCGCGAATACAATCTTCGGTTCACTCTCAGATGCGGAGCGAATCGAAATGCTCGAAATCAAAACCAACGCGGACGGTGTCAGTCGCTACGTCGAAGGCTGCAAGTTCATCTATCCGCCGAAGGGCCAGGCCGGCGAATACTCGGCGCTCGCCGCCAATCCTTATCGCGGCTGCGGCCACAAGTGCGCCTATTGCTACGTGCCGCTCATCACGAAGCAGGATCGGCGCGAGTTCAACGATGGCGCGATCGAGCGGCGCAGCTATCTCGCCGAGCTGAAGAAAGATGCCATCAAATACGAGGCCGCCGGCATCACCGATCAGGTGATGATCTCGTTCACGTCCGACCCGTACCACCCGGGCGATAGCTCGCTTACGCGGCAATCGTTCGAGATCATGATCGAACACGGTCTCGCGATCTGTGCGCTCACAAAGGGCGGCACCCGCGCGCTGCGCGACCTCAGCCTCTTTCGGCCAGACCGCGACGCCTTCGCTTCGACCATGACCAGCCTCGACGATCGCTTTTCCCAGAAGTGGGAAAGCGGCGCGGCGCTGCCGGCGGATCGCATTGCGGCGCTCAAGGCATTCCACGAACGCGGCATCTTCACTTGGCTCAGCCTGGAGCCCACCATCGACTGCGACAGCAGCCTCGCCATCGTCGATGCGACGCACGGCTTCGTCGATCTCTACAAGGTCGGCCGCGCCAACTATCTCAAGGAGATCACGCGCACCACCGATTGGGGTGACTACACGCTGCGCATGATCGACAAGCTGCAACGCCTCGGCAAAGCGCACTACATCAAGAAGGACCTGCAGGGCTACCTGCCGGCCGACTATCACAACCCGCTGCGCGTTCCGCAGCATCATTGAGAGTGGTCCGCATGAGCGACGACGCCGGGGCGCGCCGCGCATTTCTGTTGAAGCATTTCGGCGATCGCGTCATCTGCGGTCGCTGCGGTGCCTCGTTCGCTTCGATGAACCGGGTATGCACCGCGCAACCCGACGAGCTATGCCAAGGGCGGCAGATCGTGGGCGCTGCCCTCGAACTGTTCAGGAACCTGCATTGAGCGCGCCGCGCCCTTTCAGCACGAGGCCGATATAGCGCATGGAGGCTCCGGTCTTACCGGCTGCCTCCCATCGCTTTTCGATGGTGCATGACATGCGCCGCGCGAGACCCGCGATGGTCTTGTTGATCGCCGCATCCTGGTTGCGGTGCATCCCGACCATGCCGCGCCGGATGCCGGCAAGCTGCTGGATCGCGATCGGCACGACATTGACCTTGAACGCGAGGCCATTGCCTTCGGTCAGCACCAGGCCCAGCAGCTCGCCCGGTGCCACGCGCCGACGGTCCGCAATGATGATCGCCTGTTCCCACGGCGAGCCGTAGGCGTCGAGATCGAACACGTTAAACGGCGACAAGTCGATGGCTCGCATCACCCGCCGGTTATCGGCTGCGAACATCATGCGGCCGTCGCGGACGTGCTTGAGGTCGCAGCCGACATACCGCTTGGCGTCTTTCCAGACGGCCGAAAACATTTCTCCGGTGCCGGCGAAGGCATCGAACACGGCGGCGGCATCGGCGCCGATCGCCTGCAGGACACGGCGCCTCACATCGACCTTTGCGGCGAAGGCTCGCGGATTGTTGTCGGTCTTCTGGCTGAAGCGCGCGGACGAAATTGCCACTCACTCACGCAAGCCGCACGTCGGATGCGCGCGGCCCCTTCTCGTGTTCGGTCATTGCGAAGGAGACGCGCTGCCCGGTCTGCAATGTGTAGAGCTTGTTGACCTGCAGTTCGGAGATATGGACGAACACGTCCGGATCGTTGCTGTCGCGCTTGATGAAGCCGAAGCCGCGATCGCGGTTATAGCTCTTGACGGTGCCGTGCACCCGCTCTCGACTTTCAGTCTCAAGTCTTGCCCCGGAACAATACAGCG